GTTATGAAATTAGGTGTCGGTGTCTCACCAACAACTTCAATAGTTGCATCACAAACAGCAGCGGTTATTTCTGCTGCCGGTGGTGGCGGTGGTCCTACTATTGAATCTATACTCGAATCCCGTGTGTTTATGTGGAACGCCGAAGTTTCAACTACATCCCAAACAATTGCGAACCAAGAATCGTCTCCGGCAGATGGATCATCTCAGACGACTTATGATGTGAGACAAGGAACCAGCACTGGTTCTGATTCTCGTGATCCAAATTATGATAGTGGTAACAAATACTACTCACAGGTCAGTAACTCATCAGCCGACTTCGTTACGATGGAAGGGTTTAAGACAAATACAACCTTTACAAATTCTCTGCATAAAGATGGTGCTCAGTTTACCATAGAGATAGGTATTCATAAACCCTCTAGTCAAGGAGGGTTTGTCATCTGTACAGCAGAAGATACTAACGATACAGGCATTAGTCTACAGACTTATAACGACGGAAGAATACAGTTAAATATTCATAGAGGAACTGCTGGGTCTTTTTGCGCTGGTAAAGTAAGTACTTCATCGATCGCCAATGGAAGGAATCACCTTGTGATATCTGTAGATGAAGGCGTAACCAACGGCAGTTTCTTTTATAATAACGATGCTACTCTCGACACTTTCACTCTGACTTACAGTTCTCCGTCAACTGGAAACTCAACGCATAATTGGCACTGGCTTTGTAGCTTGCTCGATGCTAACTTGAGCAACCCAAGATTCCCAATGGGACAAAATGACGGCGTCGGTTATTGCGCAGTTTATAATAAGGCAGTAAGTGCAGCTGAAGCAGCAATTCTTTATGACAATGCACCTACAAGATATCAGGTATAGAAAATGGCAAACTTAACAGAAATCAAGAATGCAATTAGAAACAGTGAAGCAACGGATGCATCAGAAATGGATTCGTGGACTTCATCAGATACTGATCGGGCTAGCGACATAGAAGCTTTACTCGGTGCTTTACCATCTGGTTACTCGATGGTATCGGATGAAGGATCTTTCGATCCAGGCACGCACGATTTCATGATCATGGTTCAGCACGATAGTTCCGGTCGAAAGATGGGATTAAAGGTCTTGCAGGGTTATTGATTATAAATAATAAAAAAGAAATAGGAACGTAAAATGAAACTTATCACCGAAATGATCGACACTGATGTTCAGTTCATCACCGAAGCTAAGGAAGACGGTGGTAAGAACTATTTCATCGAGGGCGTCTTTATGCAGGGAGAGATTAAGAACCGCAATGGTCGTATGTATCCTATCGGAACTCTCCTCAAAGAAGTTAAGCGATATAACAAAGAATATGTCGAGCAGAATCGTGCGTATGGAGAACTTGGTCATCCGCAGGGTCCGACTATCAATCTTGAACGCGTATCACATATGGTGAAAGAGTTACACCAGGATGGTAATAACATCATGGGTAAAGCGAAAATAATGACCGAAACTCCTATGGGTAAGATCGTAAAGAATCTTATGGATGAAGGAGCTAAGCTCGGCGTTTCATCAAGAGGTATGGGTACTCTGAAACAAGGTAAAGATGGAACAAATATTGTTTCATCAGATTTTCAGTTGGCAACAGCTGCTGATATTGTAGCCGATCCTTCTGCACCCGATGCATTCGTAGAGGGTGTTATGGAAGGAGTTGAATGGTTACAAGTCGACGATCGTTGGGTTCCTCAGTACATTGAGAAAACTCAAACACAAATCAAAAAAGCATCAAGAAATGATCTACAGGAAGCAAAGATCGCAGCCTTTGAAAACTTCTTGAAGCAACTCTAAAAGATGGCGATATTATAAATAAATGGAAATGAAGCATTATTTCATAAAGGAGATAACAGATGTCCGAACAAGAACTTGAAGTTATGGAGGACGCTGAAGAGGTTCTTGAAACTCCTGAAGAGATTTCAGAAGATGAAGATCTTTTAGAGTTCAAGTCCGACGATAAGCAGTCCGAAGTACCAGATTCAGACGCCGTAAAGACGGATGAGAAGCCAAAGGGCAAAGGTGATCCGATGCCTAAGACAAAGATGGCAATGATCAATGCAATGATGGGTCATATGAACGGTATGAAGAAGAAAGATCTTCAAGCCGCTTATAAATCAATGCTTGGTGCCATGTATGGCGATAAAGATATGAAGGAAGAAATTGAATCTGAAGAAGAAGTAATCGATGCTCCACGTGAGCTTGCTCAGATTACATCAGATGATATTAACATCCAAGATGATGTCGATGCGATCTTTAAAGGATCTGAACTCGATGAGGAGTTCAAGGAAAAAGCTGCAACGATCTTCGGAGCAGCTGTCGTATCTAAGGTCAACGAACAACTGGAAAAGTTTGCCATTGAAGCTGAAGCCGATGTGGAAGTTGCTCGTACAGAAACAATCGATGAACTTACCGAAAAGGTTGATTCATATCTTGACTATGTTGTTCAAGAATGGGTCGATGAAAACAAACTTGCGATCGAGAAAGGCGTACGCGCTGATATGGTCGAAGACTTTATGTTAGGTCTTAAAGGTTTGTTCGAAGAACACTATGTCGACATTCCAGAAGAGAAGGTCGATGTTGTAGAAGAACTTATCGCAAAGGTTGACGAACTTGAGTCCAAGCTCAATGAAGAAACCGATAAGAGTGTTGATCTCTCGAACCGCGTGAAAGAGTTCGAGAAAGATCAAACTTTTTCTGCCGCCGCAGATGGTCTTACTGAGAGTCAGATCGAGAAACTCCGCGGTCTTGCAGAAGGAATTGAATTCTCTTCAGCCGAAGACTTCGAAAAGAAAGTTGGAATGCTAAGAGAACAATATTTTGATATTGATGAAGAAACCAATACGGTTATCGTCGATGATGAAGATGGTCCGATCTCTCTTGATGAAGAGAAGGATGGTCCGACCGGTGCCATGGGAGCCTACATGGCTGCCATTTCCCAGTCTGCTAGAAAATAATGATTTTATAAATAATATGAAGGCTGATATTTTACAGTAAGGAGAAACAAAAGATGTTCCTATCTGAAGAACTACAGAAGAAGTGGCAGCCAGTCATTGAGCATCCCGACCTCGGAGAGATTAAGGATCCTCATCGTCGTGCCGTCACAGCAACTCTTCTAGAAAACCAGGAGAAGGCTTCACGCGAATCCGCTATGGGTTCGGGTGGTTATGCAATGCCTACTCTACTCGGCGAAGCGGCGCCAACCAACGCTATGGGTGCCTCGAGCTCCACGGCTGCGGCGGGTGCTGTTGATATCTTCGATCCAGTACTTATTTCGCTGGTTCGTCGTTCAATGCCAAACCTCATCGCATACGATATCTGCGGTGTTCAACCGATGTCGGGTCCAACGGGCTTGATCTTCGCTATGCGTCCTCGTACAGCCAGCCAGTCTGGTAACGAAGCGCTTTATAACGAAGCAAGCACATCGTTCTCTGCATCTTCGAACAACGCGGTTGGTGGTGCTAACATTAAGAACGCGCTTGACACAAGCGGATTTGCTACGGTTCAGACAGGTTCCGATCCAACGGATCGTGCTTCCGGTTCTGGATATACCGTTGCCACTGGTGCTTCTACTGCTACGGCTGAAGCATTCGGCGATGCCACAACGAACGAGATTTCGGAAATGGCATTCAGCATCGAGAAGGTTGCCGTCACGGCCGTCTCTCGCGCGCTGAAAGCGGAGTACACCATGGAGTTGGCTCAAGATCTTAAAGCCATCCACGGTCTCGACGCTGAAACCGAACTCAGCAACATCCTGTCTGCTGAGATTCTTGCTGAGATCAACCGCGAAGTTGTTCGTACGATCAACTACACGGCTACAGCAGGTGCCCAGGACAATACGACAACGGCTGGTACTTTCGACCTCGACGTCGATGCCAACGGCCGCTGGAGTGTTGAGCGGTTTAAAGGTCTTGTCTTCCAGATTGAGCGTGAAGCCAATCAGATTGCCAAGTCTACCCGCCGCGGTAAAGGTAACGTAATGATCTGTGGTTCGGATGTTGCATCTGCTCTGCAGATGGCCGGTGTTCTCGATTATACACCTGCTCTTAGCTCGAACTTGAATGTTGACGATACAGGCAACACGTTTGCTGGTGTTCTCAACGGTCGGACTAAGGTTTACATCGATCCGTACTTCGCCTCTGCTGGTGGAGATCAATACGTCACGGTCGGTTACAAAGGTGCTTCTGCCTTTGATGCCGGATTATTCTACTGCCCATACGTTCCTCTGCAGATGGTTCGTGCGGTTGGTGAGAATACGTTCCAACCAAAAATCGGATTTAAGACTCGCTACGGCATGGTCGCTAATCCTTTCGCAACGACGGCAGCTGACGGTGCGCTTTCTTCGCAGAAGAAGAACATCTACTACCGCATCGTTACGGTCAGCAATCTTATGTAATAAGCCGCCCCGGCATATAACAAGAAAAGATTGTTATAAACTTAGAGAGGGACTTCGGTCCCTCTCTTTTTTTGTCTTTGTTGATTATATAAATAGTAGGTTATGTGGATACGTAAGAACTTAGTTACACTTGACATTACATACTATATGCCTGATTATACTGATATCGTTCAGCAGTTTATATGGCAGACAAAGGACATTACACCTGAATTACCACGGGTGCATAAGTTCTTAAATTATTGGCATCACAATATAGATGCAGTGATAAAGGATGTGCAGGTTGCTTATTCAGAAAAACCAGGCGATTACAGAGCGGCTGATATCATAAAAGAGATTAAAACATGGCAGTAATTACAAATACGTTCGTTGAAGATACATCGGCAACAGTTACTGATAACGTTAACTTTCTGTCACCGCTCGGTTTTCGATTCATTATGAATCGTGCTCCTAACCTCGAGTACTTTTGTCAGGCTGCAGCTCTACCATCTATTTCAATGAATGAAATTCTTCAGCCGAACCCAGTAGGTGCTTTGCCACGATTTGGTGATAGAATTACGTACGAGCCATTCAACCTGAGATTCAGAGTTGATGAAGATATGAATAACTATCTGGAGATACATAACTGGTTAATATCTATTGGTCATCCAGAAAAACTTGCACAGTTCAATGATGTACCAGAAAAATTATCGGATGGTTCCATTCTTATACTTACATCAAACAGCAATCCACATATACGAGTAGCATTTGAAGATATGTTTCCACTATCTCTTACGCCTCTACAGTTTGATGTCACTCAAACCGATATAGAATACCTTGAAGCTGAAGTAGTATTCAGATATCGTAAGTTTTCGATTGAAAGACTATAACTTATTGACATTATCATTAATCTTGTTATAATTGCCTTGTAGGCTTTGCAATAGGAGTATCTAATGGTTACTATTACTGAGTCCGCTAAAGAGTATCTCAATTCAGTACGTGGCAATGATTATGTATCGTTAGGTGTACAGGGTGGAGGTTGTGCCGGATTTCAATATATATGGGGACTAAAGTCTGACAATCCGAGTGTAGATTGGAGTGATCCTATCGATGATGTACTCGTTGTCGACCCGGTCGCAGAGTTATATATATTAGGTAGTACGGTTGATTATGTAAATGAATTAGGTGGTTCGTTCCTTGCGGTTAAGAACCCAATGTCAACTTCAAGTTGTGGATGTGGAGAAAGTTTCGGTATATGAAGATTGAAGATATTATTAGTATGTGGCAAGAGGATGTAAAGATTGATGAAACCGAACTATCACGAGAAAGTTTAAACATTCCTCTCTTACATGGTAAGTATTTGAAGCATTTCTCAGATGAGAGATTGAAGCTTCGTGCTTTTAAGATGAAGCACAAACAACTAAGCACTCGCCTTACCGATTACTACAGAGGCGATTTAAATAATCCTGAGGATCTTGCTGAGTTGGGTCGTGAACCTTATGAATTCAAAAGACTCAAGCAGGAAGTATCTCATTATGTAGAAAGTGATTCTGAAATGGTCCAGCTGAATACGAAGATTGCGTATCAGCAGGAATTGGTTGATATCCTCGAAGAAATAATAAAAGCAATAAACACGAGGGGCTATGTCATCAAAAACAGCCTGGATTTCCTCCGATTTACTTCTGGGCAATAATGACGTTAAGGCGAATACCTTGATTGTATCGAAGGAAAACGAAGTATATATGAAGATCGATGCAGAGCCTGTTATAAGACAGGAGCTCTCTGACTACTTTACGTTCACGGTACCAGGTGCTAAGTTTATGCCTGCGTATCGTAATCGCATGTGGGATGGAAAGATGCGATTATACAATGCAAGGACGAAGGAACTGTACCTTGGCCTCCTTCCGTATGTACAGGTGTTTGCTGAGGAACGTGAATACGATATAGATATACAGGATAACATTGATACACTACAGAATCTTGCGCGGGTCGATGCAGCTCAGTTCATCACTTCTCTCCAAACTTCGTTCGATCCTCGTGATTATCAGTTGGACAGTTTCGTTCATCTCGTACGAAATAATAGGGGTCTACTTGTTTCTCCAACTGCTTCAGGCAAGTCGTTCATTATATGGCTCTTAACTCAATGGTACGGTGACTGTAAGACTCTTATCATAGTACCGACCACCTCTTTGGTTCATCAAATGAAATCAGATTTTGTAGAGTATGGATCGGATGAAAACGATATTCATAGAATTATGAGTGGTCAGGAAAAAAATACTGATTGTAGAATTGTTGTATCGACTTGGCAGTCTCTGTACAAGATGCGTAAGGATTATTTCTCTCAGTATGATGTTGTGATTGGTGACGAGTGCCATCTGTTTAAAGCAAAGTCACTTACATCTATTATGACGAAACTTATCGACTGCAAGTATCGTTTTGGTTTTACTGGGACTCTTGATGGCACACAGACACATAAGCTTGTTCTAGAAGGCTTATTTGGAAGAGTAAAGCAATTTGTGAGAACACGAGAACTCATTGATCAAGATCATCTGGCAAGTTTTAAGATAAAAGCTTTGGTGCTAAAATATACCGATGAGGAAAAGAAACTTGTCAGTAAAATGAAATATCAAGATGAAGTTGATTTTATTGTAAGTAATCAAAGAAGAAATAAATTCATTCAAAATTTAACTCTATCACTCAATGGTAATACTCTTTTGTTATTTCAATTTGTTGACAAACACGGAAAAATATTGTATGATAACATATCAAAGGCAGTTAAAGGTGATCGAAAAGTTTTTTTCGTCTATGGAGGCACTGATGCAGAGACTCGGGAGAAAATCAGGTCAATTACTGAGGGGCAGGAAAACGCGATTATCATTGCCTCGTACGGTACCTTCAGCACTGGAATTAATATTAGGAATCTTCATAATATCATTTTTGCTTCTCCCACTAAGTCTCGTATTCGTAATCTTCAGTCTATTGGCCGAGGTTTACGTAAAGGCAATAAAAAAGATAAGGCAACACTGTTTGACATCGCCGATGACTTAAGGCACAAGAGCAAAGTAAATTACACACTCAATCATTTTTCAGAAAGAGTAAAGATCTACAACGAAGAAGAATTCGAGTATAAAATATACAATATAAAACTCTAAGGATAAAGCAATGAAACCAAATATAAACTACTTCAAGCTTACAAGTGGAGAGCATATTATATCAATGGTAGATAGCATCGACGATGAGTACGCAATTCTTTATAAACCACTTCAGCTTTTTGTTCATAATACATATAGAGGAGCTTCAGTAAGAGTTGCGAAGTGGATTCCGTTTACCGATGAAGTTATTTTCCCTATAAGTATGTCAAATATAATCATTCATTCAGATGCATCGGAAGATATGAAAGATTATTACCTAGGGTGCTTAGATAGTCTTGATATTCAAACAGACGAAGAAGAAAACATAGAATTTGAAACAAAAGAAGATGAGGTGGATGAAGATGTCACACGCGCATTCTTTGAAAGATATTCAAACACAAACATCGTGGTGCACTAATGGGTAGAACATCAAAGGCTAAAAAAGAGCACTACGTTAATAATAAAGAATTTTTGGCAGCCATGATCGAATTTAAAGATATGGTTAATGAGGCAGCAAGTTCGAATAAAGAAAGACCGAGAGTCACACCTTATATCGGAGAGTGCTTCATGAAAATTGCTGTTCACTTATCACACAAGCCAAATTTTATTAATTATACTTTTAAAGAAGAAATGATCTCTGATGGGGTTGAGAACTGCTTGCAGTATATCGATAATTTTAATCCAGAAAAGTCTCACAATCCATTTGCATACTTTACACAAATTATATATTATGCATTTCTTCGACGTATTCAAAAAGAAAAGAAACATCTGTACACAAAGTATAAAATGACAGATGAGATGTCTACTATGAATATGGATCACAATGTTCAGGAACATGATACCTCAACATACCTCAATTCCAATAAATCAAGTGAATGGTCTCGTGATCACGTAGATGTTTTTATTGAAGCATTCGAGGAAACCAAGCGCAGAAAAAAGAACAAAAACACTACAGCAGTTGATGTTCTTATGGAGAATTAATTGAAAGCTGCAATTATAACGGATACTCATTTTGGTGCTCGTAATGATAGCCAAATTTACATTAGGTATTTTGAAAAGTTCTATAATGACATATTCTTTCCATATTTGACCGATAATAATATCACCACTGTTTTTCATCTTGGTGATATTGTTGATCGAAGAAAATACATCAGTTATGTTACGCTCAGAGAGTTCAAAAGAATCTTTGTTCAGCCTTGCATTGATAATAAAATAAATCTGGTTGGTATCGTTGGTAACCACGATATTCCCTATCGTAATACCAATGAGGTTAATGCCATGAACGAGCTGTTCAAAGAAACAAATATTACATTTCATGCAGATCCTGTAGACTATACATTTGATGACTGCAGTATTGCTTTACTTCCTTGGATAAGCAATGGTAACTACGGCGAATCCATGGAGTTCATTAAAAATACAAAGTCTCAAGTACTATTCGGCCACTTAGAGTTAAGAGGCTTTGATATGTACAGGGGCATGCCAAATCCACACGGGCTTGAGTCTGCGCTGTTTGACAAGTTTGATCTTGTTTGCTCCGGGCACTTCCATACCAAATCATCAAAGGGAAACATTCACTATCTTGGCAACCCATATGAGATGTTTTGGAATGATTATAATGATCAACGTGGTTTTCATGTATTCGATTCTACCAAAAGAGAGTTGACATTTATTCAAAATCCATATAGAATATTTAATAAGATATGGTATGACGATACAGATGTGAAACTAGAAGATCTTTTAGAGAAATATAATTTTGATGAGTACAAGGATACCTATGTCAAGGTAATTATTCAAAATAAAAATAATCCCTATTGGTTTGATATTGTGATGGATAACTTATATAAAGCAGATCCTGCACACATCTCAATAGTTGACGATCATAAAAACTTAGATCAGCAAACCGAAGAGGAGATTATCAGTGAGGCTGAAGATACACTGACCTCTCTCTACAAGTATGTTGATCAGATGGATACGCGAGTAGATAAAGCAAAGCTAAACCAACTGTTTGCTAATTTATATACAGAAGCGCAGAATATGGAGCTTTAATTGATACACTTTCATAATGTCCGGTGGCAGAACTTTTTGTCCACTGGAAATGTTTGGACAAATATTTTATTGGACAAGAGTCCAAACACTTTAGTTATTGGTGAAAACGGTGCGGGTAAATCCACAATGTTAGATGCATTGTGCTTTGCTCTTTTTGGCAAGCCATTCCGAAAAATAAATAAACCACAGTTGATGAACTCGGTCAATCAAAAAGACATGATTGTTGAGACGGAGTTTACCATTGGTAATTCTAGATATCGAGTACTAAGAGGTATGAAACCCAATGTATTCGAGATCTACAAAGATGATGTCATGTTGAATCAAACTGCTTCTGTGAGAGATTATCAGAATCATCTTGAGCAAAATATATTAAAACTTAATTTTAATTCATTCACTCAAATCGTTATATTGGGTTCATCATCTTTTGTTCCCTTTATGCAATTACCTACGGGTGCTCGTAGGGAGATTATTGAGGATCTACTCGACATCAAGATATTCACCGCAATGAATATTTTACTGAAAGAGAGGCTGCAGCAGAATAAAAACAATTTAAAAGACATCAAGTACAAAATTGATTTAGAGCAAGAGAAGCTTGAAGTCCATCAGAAATATATTGATGAGATGCAGTCGAAAAATAAAGAAAGAATTGATAACCTCAAAGCCGAGATTAAAAAGAGTGAAACATCAATAAGTCGACTTGAAGACGACATCAGTAAAAATAACTCTTCAGTAAAAGATTTAATGGAATCAGTAAAAGATGAAGAGTCCGTGCAGAAAAAGCTGAATGAGATTCTTAAAATTGAGTCTAAATTTGAGGAAAAGCTTAAAAAATTAAAGAAAGAAATAAAATTTTATCAAGATAATGATCACTGCCCTACTTGTGACCAAGACATAGATGATGAAATCAAGTCCAAAAAGGTAGGTCAAAACGAAAGTAAGATAGTAGAAGTCAATGAAGCATTTGATAAACTACAGATTGAGTTAGATAAAGAAAATCAGAGACTTCTAGACATCATGGAAATTAATAAAGCTGTTAAAAAATTACTAGAAAAAGTATCTGATGGTAATAATCAGATCTCATCTTTGCATAAATACATCAATCAACTTAGAACTAACATCGACACAGAAGTTGATGATGTATCTGATCTGAAAGAAGAGAATAAAAAAGTAAACGATATCAAGAAACAAATCAAGGGACACGAAAAGAAAAGGGAAAGTGAAATACATGAAAAGGAACTCCTAGATGTTGCCGCTGAATTACTTAAAGATAAAGGCATCAAGACTCAAATAGTTCGACAGTACGTTCCTGTAATGAACAAGCTAGTGAATAAATATTTGGCTGCAATGGAGTTCTTTGTGAGTTTTGAGTTGAATGAAAATTTTGAAGAGACTATAAAGTCTAGACACAGAGATTCTTTCAGTTATGCATCGTTCAGTGAAGGTGAAAAGATGAGGATTGATTTATCTCTGTTACTTACATGGAGAGCAATAGCAAAGATGAAGAACTCAACAAATACCAACCTTTTAATTCTCGATGAAGTATTTGATGCCTCACTAGACTCGAACGGATGTGATGAGTTCTTGAAATTATTAAATGAACTTGGTAAGGAGACCAATGTTTTTGTGATTAGTCATAAAGGGGATGTTCTTCAAGACAAGTTTCGTTCTGTAATTAAATTTGAAAAACATAAAAATTTCTCGAGGATCGCGGCATGATACTACATAGTGTTACACCAGATAGGGCTTATTTAGTTGATGATGATCCAGTAAGACCAAATATCAGTTATGCATTTCGTATTTCAAATAATAAAGACTTCTTTGTATATGAGAATGAATTAACAGCTGATGCTGCAGCTTGTATATGTGTATCATATAATGATCAGGTTCCAACAAACATGAGTGAGCTCATAGAGTTTCCAAACTTTGCTGATGAACCTCGTATTGCAGTCTTTTATACGGTATGGTCTTATGAAAAAGGAGCAGGTCGAGATATAGTTTTTAAAACTGTAGAATGGATAAAAGAAAATAAACCACACATATGTAGATTTGTCACTCTTTCTCCTAAGACTAAAATGGCCGAACGCTTTCACTTACGAAACGGTGCTGTTCTTTTATCCGAGAATAAAGAGAGTAATAACTTTGAATATAGGAATGTTTGATGGATTTGATTGATATTGAAAAAAGTATTGCATACAATCTAATTGATAATTCAGATCCGATACTGAAGGAAAAGACAGAGCCATTCAACTTTGATGATCCACAGATAGCACCTGAGCTACTAGCATCACGGTTGGGTGAAACCATGATAAACAATCATGGCATAGGACTTGCAGCACCACAAGTTGGTATACCACTTTCCGTTTTCGTGGTTGGAGATCCTGACAACAGAGAAAGCGTGATCTGCATGTTCAACCCTAATATCGTAGACACATTCAGTGAGGATGTCTACTATGAGGAGGGATGCTTGAGTTTCCCGGGTCTCTATATTAAAATTAAGAGACCTGGAGCAATTCGTGTCCGGTTTACGGATATGAACGGTGAGACTACCACCACAAAGTATAGCGGCATGACTGCTAGAACAATCCAGCATGAATATGATCATCTACAGGGAACTCTATATCAGACTAGAGCAAACAGGATCCATAGAGATCGGGCCATGAAGCAGTACAAGCTATACATGAGAAGAAGAAAAAAAGCTAAGTAGTTCAAAACATTACATAAAAAAGTATTTACATAATTAGCATTATATGATAGTATAGTCATATGATGAACATGACAAACACAGAAACCATCCCCATGGTTTTCCTAGAGTCTCTCGGTGACTATGTTTATATGTATCGGGACCTTGCAGGAAATCCAAAATACACAGGCAAGGGTCGTGGCAATCGTTGTCTGTCTCATATAAACTCGAAGGGTTATGACATCAATGATCTTTGGATTGTTGCATGCAATCTTGAAAGGTTTAGACTTGACGAAAAAGATGCATCTTTTGTTTTAGAGTCGTATCTTATATCCACACTGCAACCAACCGATAATGCCGTTGCTGGGCATTACAAGGAGTGTTTTATTATGTCGAAGTTCTCTGAAATTTTTGGAACTTGGAAAGAAGATCAGATCGACAATCTGGAAAGCCTGCCATCGTGGTATACTGATAACTATGGCTTTATCAAGGGTCGAAGCGGCAAGCTCACCATTACCGCTACCTCAACAGTTTTTGAAAGTGTAACTCGAAATGGAGTTCAAGTTGGTTGGACGACAATGCCGAATGGTGATGTAAATGAAATCACTTTCATGTTGGGCAAATCAGAATTCAAGAAAAATCTGGAAGCTTGGGCAAAAGAACTTGGTCTGCAAGACTTAGAAAATGTCGGCAGTGGCGACAGAAAAGATCGGCGATTTACGGCTTCAGTTTCTGATGCCAATCAGGCTCTCGACATCTTCAAAGATCTGTTCGAAATCAATGATTGAGAAATACTACCTGAAAGAATCCTTTGCCGAAAGGATAGGGATTCTCGATCCGCGCCATCGCCTCAGTAATGAGGTGATGGTTTGCGGCTTTTGTCCTTCTGGGTGGGATACGTGCGTGTATTCATCCGGTGAAAAGTACAGCAAGCAAGATACATACCAGACACTTACAGACTGGATGCATGCTGCTCGTTGCTATGAATGGGACTGGCAAAATGTCATACCACATGCTGTGAATGTAGAACCAGACATCAAGAATGTAGTTTTTGACTTATTAAAACCTCGACTAGAGCCATTTAGAGATAAAAAAATTATTGCTTTAGGATCCTTCGTGAGCAAAGTACTAAATAAAATGGATCTCGATCACTTGAAGATCTATCACCCGTCTGGTAGGACTAGACAGCTGAATGATTTTGAAGTTCGTTTAGATCAGATCAGAAAAATACATAAGTACTTGAATAACTATTGACAATTACGAAGGAATGTATTAGAATGTCTACCATGAACTCTGTACGTGATACATCAAAAGATTATGATGATCTTGTAGGCTATACGGCTGAAGAAAATGTGCCGTCTGACCTATCAGTATTTATTGGTGAAAACACAAATGTCGAGCCAAATATCAAACCAAAACAAGTCGATCCAGAATTTCCTGAGGATTGGCAGAATCTTTTTGTGAACTTTGATTGCATCGAAGACTACGCAGAGTTCATGAATAAAATGGGCGAGGCACCCGTTCCAAAATTGACTAAATACATTTACAGTAGACAAAAAGATGATGGTCTACTTAGCTTTTTTGGAGACTGAAATGAAAGCATATAACAAGAAACAACTACAGAATGAGTGGCGCAACCCATACCTTCAATGGTGGGCTGCGGGCATGCCATCGTTTGAGACTCAAAAACTGGATCCTTGGAAACAGATCACGATTAAATTTAAAACCAAAGAGGACCGCCAAGCTTTTTCTGAGCTATACGACTATGAGTTAACTGATAAAACTCCTGTAGTCTGGTATCCTAAAAAAGATAGAGAATCAAATATTAAAAATGGATATGTAGATGAAAATGAACTTTGAGACTAGGTACCCAATCTACATTCTGTCAAAGGGTCGATGGAAACAGCGCATGACAATGCGTGCCCTAGATCGAATGGGTGTGACATCTTATAAAATTGCTATCGAGCCGCAGGAATATGACAACTATGCTGAGACTTGTGGTGAGGATAAATTGCTTGTATTACCTTTCAGCAATCACGGTAAGGGATCGGGACCTGCTCGTAATTGGTGCTGGGAGCACTCAATATCCGAGGGTCATGAGCGCCATTGGTTGATGGACGACAATATATACGAGTTCTGGCGCCTGCATAAAAACAGAAGGTATCGTGTTCGTAGGGGCTCTGGTATCTTTCGTGCAACAGAAGATTTTGTTGATCGCTATGAAAATATTGCACTGACCGGATTTCAATACAAATTTTTCTGTGTTGATGATTATCCATATCCGCCATATATCTTAAACTCGCGCATCATGTCTTGTTTCTTAATACAAAATAAAATTGAGCATAGATGGCGTGGTCGATACAATGAGGACGTCGATCTATCTATTCGTGTACTGAAAGATGGTTTATGCACTTGTCTAATCTATGCCTTCTTGCAGGGCAAAGCCAGAACTGGTACTGTGAAGGGTGGCAACACATCTGAAGTTTACAATAACTATGAAGAAGATGCATCACTGAGGAAGTCACAGATGCTCGTTGAGATGCATCCCGATGTTGTTACTCTCGTAGAGAGATATGGTCGAGTTCATCACCACGTTGATCTTGATGCAATCAAAACAAAAGATGGTCAGCCAGCCAGGCAAAATGCCTTAATTTTAAAGGATGATGTAGAGTTACTAAATAGAGTAGATAACTATGGAATGAACTTGTATCGAGATGTGGACGATGATATGAGCAACTATCCAATTACAGATAGCTCAATCATTGATAAAAGTTTTTCTGAAAATAAATTTCCATCAGGGAGGAAAGAGTTTTGAAAGTACTAGTAACTGGTGGTGCTGGTTTTGTTGGCTCACATTTGTGTGAGAGACTGGTCAACGAAGGTCATATTGTGACTTCTATAGATAACTACTTTACAGGCTCTGAAGATAATCACGTGCAGGGTGTGTTGTATAGAGACCTAGATACAAGAGATGTGTGCGAATTACCTACTAATTTTGACATCGTGTATCACTTAGGTGAATACTCTCGAGTAGAGCAGTCATTCGATGATTTTGAAAAAGTTTGGGAATATAATAAAATCGGTACTAAATGTATTCTCGATTTTGTAAAAAAGTGTGATGCAAAACTTGTATATGCTGGATCAAGCACAAAATTTACGAACGAGCATTTAGGATATATAAAGAGCCCTTATACCTGGTCAAAGGAGACAAACACCGAATTTGTAAAACTATTTTGTGAGTGGAATTCTATTGACTATGCCATCACATATTTTTATAATGTATATGGGCCAAGAGAAATTGAAAGTGGTCCATATGCTACTCTAATTGCAATGTTTATCAATAAAGTAAAAAATGGTGAACCGCTTACAATCGTTCAACCAGGTACACAGAAAAGAAACTTTACTCATATTGATGACATCATAGATGGGCTTATTCTTGTTGGAAAAGAGGGGTATGGCGACGAATACGGAATTGGATGCGATGATTCATATACAATCATCGATGTTGCAGCAATGTTTGGGATCAATACAAAGATTGAAATGCTACCTGAAAGGAAGGGTAACAGGATGTCAGCAAAGGTGATAACTGATCGAACACGTGCTCTTGGATGGTCTTCCAGAAAAAACCTAAAGGACTATATTAGTGCTAGAACAGCAAGCTGAAACTTTACTTGATGATATAGACAACATAACTGAATCAGTAAAGTATCCAGTATATGTTCCGTCTCGCGGTCGAGCTGATGTTGCTTTAACTACACGTGAGCTGAAAAATAGTGGTATTCCTTTTTATGTTGTTGTTGAGCCACAAGAGTATGAAAAGTACTTAGAGCACTATGATATCTCATCCGTTTTAAAAATGGATCATAATAACCGTGGGATAACATATGTAAGAAATTATTGTAAACAACATTCCATTGAAAATGGTGCAAAATTCCATTGGCAGTTTGATGATAACATTACTTCATTTAAGTATAGAGAACCAACAAAGAATGTAAAATGTGAAGCTTTTAAATGTATTGTAGCTTGTGAGTCTATTTGTGATTCTTATGAGAATATCGGCATTGCTGGAATGTCACACACGATGTTTGCTTTTTCTAAAAGTAATCATGTTGGAATAAATCAGCAAGTATATAGTGGCGTTCTAGTAAATAATGATCTTGATATATGGTGGCGTGATGATGTAATTGAAGACACAGATTATTCTTTACAAGTTCTTAATACTAAATACTACTGCACTCTATTGTTCAATAAATTTTTAATTGATAAAGCAGCGACTATGACTATTAAGGGTGGTAATACAGACACATCTCACGCTGGTGATAATAGAATGAAACGGTCTTTAAAATTACAAGAGTATTGGCCGCAAGCCAATTTTCAGATCACAAATCAATATGGAAGAACAAAAATCAAGCCTTCAAACATCTGGAAAACTTTTGTTCACACCCCTATCCCCAAGTCTTTTAATTCACCCCTTATGGAGTTCTTGAAGTGATGTATAAATATAATGAAGGCGACCTGATCGCCGAGATCAAAGACTATATTGATGGTACCTACGGTGAGCATTATTCCACAAACAATTACCAAGCAACAGAGTTCATCATAGACGGTGGTCATGGTGAGGGTTTCTGTATTGGGAATATTATGAAGTATGCTCAGCGTTATGGCAAAAAGAATGGGTATAACCGAAAAGATCTTATGAAAATTATACACTATGCGATTATTGCAATGTATAACCACGATCTAT